CCCCTGCCGGTGGTTTATACCCTGCCTGAAAACCATTTTTCTTTAACTCTTCCGACGGCTCTGCGCCCTCGTTTTCCCATTTGGTAGGGTTGCTTGTAAATTCTATTGCCATTGTATAAAACCTCCTTAAATTTTATTCTCTATCAAACCGAGATATCCGCCGATTGAACCGTCCGCATTTGCAAAGCCCTTTTCGGGATTCTGCTCGTTCTCGGTTGTTCCAAATTCAAACGTACCTGAGTAAACAAATGAAGTAAGCGTAACCCCGACGGGCAAAAGCCCTGCAATCAACGCGTTAACATCATTTGCGTCAAAGCCTGCCGTTATCAGCACGTTAAGAGGGATATCATCAAGCACAACCGACCCCGTCACACTTCCATTTTTTAGTTTAATCTCGCTTTTTTCACATTGAAGTATAAAAGCAAGAGCTTCGACAATTTTGTCGTGCCTGCCATCAGCAAAGTTTTGCCCGATTTTGCTTTTAATCAAAATGCGGTATTTATTATCATCGCTTTGCCCTCTCTTTACATTAAACATTTCGCCATATAAGTCAAGATATACGCCGTATGTGTTATCAATATCAAGCAAGTCGTTTAAATCATTAAAAGCTTGCTCTATTTCCGCTTTTGATTTCGCGTTTATATGCAAAAGCTTGTAATTATTGCTGTCCCCCGTCTTTCTAAAAGCATCTGATAAATTATACTCGGGATTTTTATAGGCAAATTCCTTCATTATTAATTCCCCTCCGTATAAGTAACAACAACAGAGCCAATCCTTGCGATTTCATCTTGAGCAATTTCTATATTGCTTGTCCCATTGTTAAGTTCAAGTTCCGTCACTTCAATTATGCCGGATATGTTATATATATACTTGTAAAACGTTGAAATAATAACGTTGTCGCCGATTTTCAAACCACCTACAGCCTCATAAATTGCCGTCCTAAGCTCAGCATCAGAGTTAAAGGAATCCGATACCTTACAATTAACCGAAATATTTACGACCTTGTCCCTTGCATATGAAAATTTCACAGTATGCTCCGTACCCGATTCGTCCGTAACGCTTACACTTGTTGTGCCGCTTTGTACTATCCCAAGCGGTTGCTTTGAGAATATAACCTGTGCAATTTCTAAAGAATGCTCATCATCTGCAGCCTTTAAGATAATACCATAGCTCCGCCCCGAAACAGTAAGGTTATTGGATATCACCCTGTCTGCACTTAAATTATTGTCAATTATAATAGCATCATCAATATATGAAAGCTTCAAAAGCGCAGCAATTATCGAGGTGCGCGAATTTGTTCCAAGCCCTTGTACGACTTTTGCAAACCGTTCTCTAAGTTCCACGTCCGTTTCCTCGTCCTGACCCAATAACTCCGCTTCTATGTACAGTACAGCGGTTATATTCGGGTCAACTTCAACAAGTGAGTTTATGCTCGTCACATTACCGGCAGACCCCGGGGTCTCGCTTTCAACGGTTACATCGGCATAGTGCGTTGTCATATCGTTTGTTAAATCTATTTTATCTATCGTTTTTGTCTGCGTGCACCAAAATATAATGCCGTTATCACTTTTAAAGCGCGTCCCCGCATCAATTATGTGTCCACTTGTACCGCACACTCGTACAACGTGCCTTGCGTAACTTGCGCTTTTGCGCGTTATTCCGGCAAGCGCACAAACACGGTCAAGGCTTATACCTACCGCGGTGTTCGGAAATCTCGAATAATACAAAGCCTCGGCAAGCTGGTATAGCCGCCTGTCATCCCTCGCGTCAATTCTGATAAACTTGCCCAAAACACTTTGCTCACTTGTGTCAATATCATTACCAAGCAGTATCCGTGCTGTTTTAGCCTTCTCGGTTATTATTTCAGAGTATGTCGGGCAGTAAAAGCCAACATTTGTCACTCCCCAAGTCTCAGGCCTTGCCATATAAATTACCTCCTAATTCCAATCTCGAGTTACCTCAAAAACGGTATCCCGCGTATCCGACGCCGAAAATACAACCCTGACCCCTCGGCTTTTACTGTCCCTTATGCATTCAAAAGTGTTAAGATATAAAGCCTCGTCAACCTGTCTCAAGCCGTCAGTTATCTGTGTCATAATCATATCGTCGGTGATTCCCTTGCCCAAGATATAATCAAAGTTTATTCCCTCGTTTTTGTTAAGCACCCACTCGCCCTTATTCGTGCCCGTCACGATAAAAATTTTTTGTGCCGTCAAATCGCTGCCCGTAACATATGCGATATCGCCGTCATCTAAGATTATATCGCCGTTTAAATCCAGTTTAAAATCCTTCATCTTGCTTCACCTCACAAAACACAAAGTATAACGCCGTCGTTTAGGCTATGTGCACGCATTGTCGCAAGCTCGGGCTTCCCCGATACCGCGTTTGTAATATCTCTTTCGCACACACCTACATATACAATATCATCCGGCACAATATCATCGGGTACAAGAATGGTCTTTGTCTCGTTTGAAGTATCCGATACCCTGTACGTTATTGTCTCACGCTTGAATTTAATATTTTTTGGTATAACCGCACTCACATACCCTGCGGCGATTTGTTCGCCCGTTACGCTGCTTTTTAAACTCATAAGAGGGCTTACCGTTGCGCTGCTTCCCGAAGTGCTTATTACTTTAGCCAAAAAAGCCGTATGAATTGCCAATGCTCTTTGTTCGACCATATTTTTAAAAAAATTAAACTCATTCATTTAAAGCCTCCCAGTTCGGCGTTATAAAAGTGCACTGGTGTATTGAAACAGACCTTGATTTAACCATATCTGAAGAATTTCCCTCAATGCTTTTAAACTTGTCTCCCGATTCATAGCTTCGTACAATTCCAACGTGCGCGTTCTTGGCAAAAGCCGTACCGTTATAGTTTAAAACAAAAATATCGCCAAGTTTTGGCGTATATCCGCTTCCCCTTGCGTGATATGTTCCCATTCCGTTTTTTTCGGCAGCATAAGCATACCACGCCGCACTTCCAACACTGTCGTTATTCCACGCAATGACCGATGTCGGTACATCTGCGTGCTTTGCGCACCACGCCACAAAATACCCGCACCACGGCACGTTGTCCGCGCCCATTTCACGCCCGTATTTTTGACTATTATTTCCCGTTTCAGCAGTGCCCTCCTCGGCAATGGCAACACTTACAAATTTTTGTGCAAGAGCGGTTGTCTCACTTACATATCGGCTGTCACAATATTCCTTGTACTTGTCAGATTCGTAATAAAAGATGTTTCCGCCCGAGGCCGAATACATATATGCGGCGTAAAACCTGCCGCTTGCGCCCATCGCGTTTTTCAGCACGGAAGTGTGCCGCTTTAAATCGCTGTCGCTTGAAGGAACGGGCGAAATTTCAATTATATCTGTATAGTCTCTGTCACCCAAATGAGCTACGCCGCCCCACATATCAAACTCTGTCACATACGGCGGTATATTTCTGTTTCCGTTGCATATGCATTCTTCAACCGCTGTCAAATCCTCGCTTGTATATGTCTGATTTTCTCTTGTACCCTGTGCATACCACGAATTTCCGTATATGGTCAAAAAAAGCGTCTTTTTTGCTCTGCTGTCGCCCGACCAATGCCAATACTCATACATATTACACATATGCGACGCAACGGCACGTTTGCCGTCCTCATTGCTTCCCGCTTCACGGTTTATATATTTGGCAAGGCTTATCTTTTGGTCGTCTGACAGCTCGTATTTTGTACAGTTATACCCCGTCGGTGATATCCCCGATTCATCACCGCTGTTCTCCGAGTGCACAATAACGTCTATTCTTTCCATAAGCTTAAGTTCTGTTTTTGCTGACAGTCCGTCATATGTATGCTTGCCGCCCACGACACGAAATTCACCGCTGCATATCTTGCTTTTTACATTGACGATAGCCGCTGTTTGCATTCGGTGCTGCATAAGCATAGATACGCTATACCCGTGAAAAACATCCTCGTATATCTCGCTTTGGTTGCTTTCTGTAAAGCGTTCGGGGCTGTCTATCATACCTGTCTCGGGGCATATGGTAAAGTATGTATTCCACCCAAGCCATATAGGCTTACAGTAAATTTTTTGCTGACTTATAAACACCGAAACGCCGCAGATATCCGCATAATCCTTCAAGCAGTCCATCAAAGCTCCTGACACCTCCGTGTCGTTTTTAAAGGTATAGTCACGCTGTATTTCGTACTCGGCTATTTCAAGAGCTGTAGCATTCAATAAGTCACAAAGTATCTGCGATGCAGTCGTCCCTTTTGTATATGTTTTGCTGACCGTCTGCTCTGCGTTATACGCGACCGAATCCATAACGTAAATAACGATTGCAGTGTCCGCCCCCGATACCTCGGTTTGTATATCGCTTATAAACCCGCGAAGTATAACCCCTGTGTCATAACCATAGCCCGCCGTTACGTCAACGCTGTTGCCTATTGCAAACTTATTTTTTGTTGTTTCCGATAGATTGTAGATTTTAATTTCAGCCTCATTGGCAATTAAATCATCGTCAAATGGAATTTCAAACTCAATATCAAATAAAGGCAGGCCGTTGTCCGCAACGTTTTTAATTACAACCTCCGGCGTTTGAACTATGCATCTGAAACCGTACATTCCATCGGGCGTTCTTGTATCGGGCGAAGTCTCGGGCAAAAGATCCTTTATGCCTATCGTCCGCGACGGCAGGGCAGAATGCGCCCCGCTTATATATTTGCTCATTCTGTCTCACCCTCACAATCGACTGTTAAAAATACCGTGCTTCCGAAGTTATCATATGTAACCTCTCTTTCTTGTCCGCTTTCATCAGCCGCAACAAGCGTAAACGGCGGATATACCCCCGGGCGGTAGCCTGTCTTAAATATCGGCACGTTATAAATAAGCGGCTCTATGCAAATTATTTTTTCGCCTTTTATAAGGGCAACTGTAAAAAAGTCTGCCGTCTCGTTATAGCGTACCTCAAATCGGAAAGTACCTCCAAAAACTTTAACGTTAATTCTGTAAGGCAATAAGGCTTTCGTTATCGGTATTGTCATTTTGCTTGCCATAATCATTCCTCCGTCCAAGCAATATTTTTACGCCGTTTTGCATTGTCCTAAAGTCTCCGTAGCGGCTAAAAGCGTGTGGGTTGTTTTTCATAACCCAGTTACACGCGCCCTCCTCGCCGCCCTCCTGTCCATCTCGGGCAAGACTTTTATAAATAGCGTTAGGGGCAGCAACCAAGGCCCACACTGTGTCGCCGTCCTGCGTGGTGTACCAAACCTCGTCGCTGCTCCCGACTTCCACAGATTGATTGCCGCCGTCAGTTACCGCATCGCTCAAATCCTCCGATTCCTCGATTGCCGGAGCGTATGAGTTTGCCGCGGCTCTGAACTCCTTAAGTGTCATATCAAAGCTTGCTCCGCCCGCTATATCGCCGCCGTGCGATGTTGAGAGGCTTGTTATCTGATATCCCGACATCGCATTTCTGCCCGAGTAGTCGACAAGTGCGCCCGTGTTTTGAAACTGCCGCAACTTTTGCAACACAGTAAACGCTGACACCCCTTCGCCCTCTGGCATATCAACGATTTTGCCCGAAAGCGAAATTTCAATCTGCTTCGGCTTAACGGTATCGGTTACGTCTATGCCGCTTTCAACGCTGTGCGAGCTCACATCTGTATCCTTGTTTATTTTTTCATCCGTAACGTGAATATATAAGCCGTTAATTAGTGCCATAGCTTATCACCTCTTTAAATATATTGCGTTCTTGCGCTGCGCCTGTTCATACTGTTTAAAATGTTTTCAAACTCATCTTTTACCCAGCTTCTGACTTTGCGCGCGGCTTGCCGGTCGTCATCGCTCGCCGCGCCATTTATTGTCAGATTAAACACGGGCGCGATTGTTATATCATCGCTGCCTACTGCTACGGACGCGCCTCTGTCGCTTTGCGAATACGCCGCAAGCGCTGAATCAATAGGGGATATTCCCGAGGACGCAACACTTGCCGTCGTGCGCTCAAGCACAGCCTGCTTGTTTTGTATTCCCTCCGCAAGTCCAAGAATCGCAAACTCGCCCGAAGCCATAGTCACCCTTGACGGCGAATGTATATCAAGCGCGTCATTTATCGCCTTTGCCGCCGCCTTTGCTATATCCTTAGCCTTTGATATAACGGCAGAGCGTTTCGATTCCATACCGCTTATAAGGCCTTGCATCGCATTCTTTCCCGATTTGGATAAATCAAGCGATGAAAATGTCTTTTTTATTTTGTCGGCGCATTTTTTGCATAAAGAATTAAGCTTGTCGCAACTCTGAGAAGCAGTTGTCTTAAGTGCCGCAAACGCTACGACGGCAATAGCAGACAAATCACTCAAAGCCGCCGTCATAGTGAGCGTGCCGCTCGCCGCATTTCCCATTTTATCAGAAAGCCCGCTAACTGCTGCCAAAAGGGGTATAAAAGCGGCAGCCGCAAGAGCTGCAGGCGCAACAATTGCTGCAAGAGGCACAACCGCCGCCACAAGGGCAATCGCAAAGGCAGCCACACCGGCAGCCGCCGCAATCGTTCCGGCAGCTAA